CGGCTACGGCTCCGGCTCCGGCGACGGCTCCGGCGACGGCTACGGCTCCGGCTCCGGCGACGGCTCCGGCTCCGGCTACGGCTCCGGCTACGGCTCCGGCTCCGGCTACGGCTACGGCTACGGCTACGGCGACGGCTAACAACAAACTTGGCCGCTGTGAAATATCGGCGGCACAAGGAAGCCTCGATTAACCCGGAGTGCGGTCACGAGGCGCAGAAATGCGCGGTAGCCGTATCGGGGCTTCCTTGTGGGGGAATGCGAAAGCACGACGGAGTTCCGCGCCGGGTGTGCAGCCTGGACCGATACGCTCACGAGGCTGGTAGAGCGCGCGGCACCCACATTACCTGCCCGTAGCTCAACTGGATAGAGCAACCGAATTCTAGTCGGTTGGTTGAGGGTTCGACTCCTTCCGGGCAGGCCATCTATTTAGACCCCCACATGCCCGGCGCCTGCACCGTGCCAGCCAGGGGTAAGTGGCTGGACCTCCCTCCGCGAGCTTGCCGCGGTCAATGCAGCGCAGCAGCGAACCCCGCCGCAGAAACGGAGAGCGTCATAGCGACGCCGGCCCATGCGGACAGCGAACCCCTTCCTCCCCCTTGGCCCGCCCTCTGCGACGGGCGTTTTTTTGGAGCCATACAGGTGACGTTCGTCTCTATACCAGCAGAAGTTCGATTTTCCGAAAAGTTCTTCGTGGATGAAGAGACGGGATGCTGGATCTGGACAGCAGGAAAAAACAGGCGCGGATATGGGAAGTTTCGGATTGGGAAGAAAACAATTCCTGCTCACAGGGCCGCACTCATTATCTACAAGGGGATTGACCTTCCTTCTGATGTTTTCGCATGTCACCACTGCGACCGCCCTGAGTGCGTAAATCCTGAACACATATTCTTTGGCGCGCCTAGAGACAACTCAGGTGACATGGTAGCAAAAAAGCGGCATGCATTTGGAGAGCGAAACGGCAGGGCCAAACTAACAGAGTCAAAAGTTATTGAAATACGAGCGGCAATCGGCAGACACCAAGAAATAGCAAGTTTATTTGGCGTTAGCAAATCGCTTGTGCGAATGATTAAAAGCCGACAGATATGGAGGTGCGTGCAATGAGTTGCTACTGCGGGTGCACAGATTGCGCCTCATGTGGCCCCGCACAGGGCTACACGATCGCAGAGCCTGACGACAGCGACATCACCGCCGAGGAGCTGCAGATCGTGCGGGAAATGCTGGACGACGCGGAAAACGCACACAACGCAGGCAATGACCAAGACGCGCGCCGAATTCTGCGCGAGGTGATCGCTGCCCTTGAGGAATTCGCAGACGAGGTGACGACATGAACATGAACCACGAACCACTGTGGGCGCAAGAGACGACCGAGCGCCGCCCGCTGCCCCGCTGGGTCAATTGGCTCGCTGCCATCCTGATCTTCGGCGGGTATGCAGTGCTTGAGTGGCAGGACGCGCAGACCGAGCAAGTCATCCAGCAGGCCCGCAAATGATCAGCCGTGCGCAAGAAGGATTCGAATACGCGGCGATCACCGCACGAAAGACCGCTCAGTCCGGCGACATTCAAAGCATGGGGCGTCAGCTATCCGCAGCCCATGCGCTGGCCGTATGGGCCTGTCCTGCGCTGCTTGACCGCTATCAGGCGCTAGAGACTGAGTGCTGGCAGGAGTACGAGCAATGGAAAACGACGAACGGGGCAGCAGCATGAACATCTATCAGCGAATCAACGCAGTCCGAAAGGCGATCAACTACATCCAGAAGGACAAGAGCGTGAGCGCCGGTCCCGCTGGATCGTACCGGGCCGTAACGCACGATGCCGTAACCGGTATGGTGCGGCAGCACCTCGTAGAGCATGGCGTGATCATCGCGCCGACGCTGATCGAGTCCATGTTTCACCCGAAAGAGGAAGGCGCGAAGCAGCGTCTCTACTCGGCGTCCTACGACGTGCGCTTTATCAACATGGACGCGCCGGATGAATGCGTGACGATCCGAATCGAAGCGCACGCACTGGACAACGGCGACAAAGCGCCAGGTAAGGCGATCAGCTACGCGACCAAGTACGCCATCTTGAAGTTGTTCAATATCGAGACAGGCGAGGACGAGGAAAGCCGCTACCAGCGCGAAGAGTTAGATGTCGCGCCATTCCTCGAAAAGATTGCCGCCGCTGAAAGCCTGGACGCGCTCAAGGGCGAGTATGTGACCGCATACACCGCAGCGCAAAACGCAGGCGACAAGGAAGCCTGCCGCACCATCATGGCAGCGAAGGACAACCGCAAGAAACTACTGGAATCAGCATGATGGCCCCGCAAGGTTCAGCAGAGTGGTTAGCAGCTCGCGCAGGCTGCCTGACTGCATCGGCGATTGCCGACATGATCGCCAAGACGAAAACAGGCGAAGCCGCCGCGAGCCGTGCGAACCTGCGTGCGCGCCTAGTTGCAGAGCGCCTAACCGGCGTGCCGCAGGACTCGTTCAGCAATGCGGCGATGCAATGGGGCAACGAGCAAGAGCCGTTCGCACGTGCAGCGTATGAAATCAAATCGGGAAACCTCGTTGATCAGACCGGCATCGTGATGCACCCGAACATCCCCTATGCGGGCGCATCACCGGATGGGCTGATTGATGAATGCGGGCTGGTCGAGATCAAATGCCCGAACACAGCAACGCACATCGAATACCTGCTATCGGGAACCCCGCCCAAGAAATACCAGCCGCAGATGTTGTGGCAGATGGAATGCACAGGACGGCAATGGTGCGACTTCGTGAGCTTCGATCCTCGAATGCCCGAGCATCTTCAATTGTTCGTCGTGCGGTTCGAGCGTGACGAAGAAAGACTAGAAGATCTGCGGAAAGAGGCGATTTCTTTCCTCGCTGAAGTAGATGCGCTGATTCTTCAACTTACCAAAAAGGCAGCATGACATGGCATCAGTAAATAAGTGGATTGGGGTCGGCAATCTTGGCGCAGACCCCGAAAGCAGAGTCACCGCATCAGGCGAAGCTGTTTGCAACATCAGCATAGCCTGCACCGAGACATGGCGAGACAAGGCAACCGGCGAAAAAAAGGAAATGACGGAGTGGGTGCGCGTCGGATTTTTCGGAAAGCTGGCTGAGATTGCCGGCCAGTATCTGCGCAAGGGAAGCCAGGTCTATATCGAAGGATCGTTGCGCACGCGCAAATGGCAGGACAAGAACGGCCAGGATCGCTACACCACCGAGATTCGCGGCGACGTGATGAAGATGCTCGGCGGAAAGCCTGAAGGCCAACAGCAGCCAGCAGCGCCTCGCCAGCAGGCACCACAACGACAACAGCCAGCGCCATCGGGTGAATTTGACGACGACATCCCGTTCATGCGGCATGCGCATGGACCCGCGTGGCGAGCGATTTGAACATGAGCGCGCCGATGCTGGAAGAAGACTTGTTTTGACGATCAACGGGGCGAATGCGCAGGTCGATGCGCGCCGTTTTATTTGCCGAGTCCATCATGCTTGCGTGCTGGTGGCGCGGTTCGCGGAGGAACGAAAGCTGGAAATCGACACCAGCCGCCCCACCCTACACAGCCCGCCATGCGCGGGCTTTTTAAAGAGGTATGACATGGGAGCGTACGAGTCTTTTATCTCTGCGAAGCGTCACTCATCCTCAGACCATGGATTCGATCCGGTCTTTATCCCCGACTGTGCCTTCGACTTTCAGCGCGAGATAATTTCCCGCGCAGTGAGAAAAGGTCGCGTCGGCGTGTTCGCAGATACAGGGCTTGGCAAGACGCTGATTGAACTCTCGATTGCCGAGAACGTCGCGCGCCACACCGGGAAGCGTGTGTTGATCCTGACCCCGCTGGCCGTGGCCTTCCAGTTCATTGACGAGGCCGAACGCATCGGCGTGGAAGGCGTGACGCACACGAAGGACGGCAAGAACCTGAGCCGCATCACTGTGTGCAACTACGAGCGCCTTCATCTGCTGAACCCGTCGGATTACGAATGCGTGATCCTTGATGAGTCCAGCATCCTGAAGAACTTCAACGGGAAGACGCGGGACGCGATCGTTGCGTTCATCAAGCGCGTGAAGTACCGAATCCTCGCGACCGCAACCCCATCGCCGAACGATTTTATCGAGCTTGGCAATAGCTCAGAGGCGCTCGGGTGCATGGGGTACATGGACATGCTCGGCAAGTTCTTCCGCTCAAACCAGAACAGCGTCGATAGCAACAATCGGAACATCGGCGAGAAGTTTTACCTGATGCCTCATGCACGAGATGACTTTTTCGCGTGGGTCAATTCGTGGTCGATCATGGTCAAAAATCCATCTGACCTTGGGTTTTCAGACGACGCTTACAAGCTTCCGCCGCTCACAACAAATCAGCACATCGTCAAGAACGAGCGCCAGTGGTGCATCGACAACCAACTCGGGCTATTCGCCATGCCGGCCGCGCGGATGACCGAGGTTCGCGAAGAGCAGGCGCTTACCGTTGAAGAACGCTGCGCACGTGCGGTCGAGTTGGCGGATGGGAAAACTTCGGTCTATTGGTGCAACCGAAACGACGAGAGCGAAGCGCTCAAGCGGCTCGATCGAAGCGCCTTCGAGATCAAAGGCAGCATGTCAATTGATCAGAAAGAGGAGGCGCTGGTCGCGTTCGCAAGGGGCGACATTGAGCGGCTGATAACCAAGGCGTCCATGACCTCCATGGGCCTGAACTGGCAGCACTGCAACCACACGGTATTTTTCCCGACGTGGAGCTATGAGCAGTATTACCAAGCCATCCGCCGATTCTGGCGATTCGGTCAGAAGCGCGAGGTGACGTGCGAGATGGTCATCAGCGAAGGCCAGACGCGAGTCATGCAAGCCATTGAGGAAAAGATGGCGAAGGCGATCGAGCTTTACGGCGGGCTTGTAGAGAACGCGAACCGCTCATTCACGCATCGCGTCCGCCCGTTCGACAAATCCATTCAACTCCCGGAGTTCATGCAATGACCGGCACGACGAAACAGCAACTCATCACTGATCAATACGCAATCTACAACTCGGACAACATGGAGATCATGCCCATGCTGCCGGACCGTAGTATTGACCTGTCGATTTATAGCCCGCCATTCACCGGGCTGTACCAATACAGCAGCGATCCGCGCGACATGAGCAACTGCGAAACGCGCGAGCAGTTCATGGCGCAATACGCATTCCTCGTTGAGCAGATTGCGCGGGTGACGAAGCCGGGCCGAATCTCCGCCGTTCATGTGACGGACGTTTTCGACAACTCGTGCCGGCTTTGGGACTTCCCCGGAGAGGTGATACGGCTTCACGAAAAGCTAGGCTTCCAGTATCGAAACAGGATCACGATATGGAAAGAGCCGCTGAAGATGCGGATGCGCACGATGGTCAAGAGCCTCATGCACAAGCTGATCGTCGAAGATTCGACGCAATGCTTTACGGCCATGCCGGATTACGTGCTGATCTTCACGCGCAAAGGTGACAGCGAGGTTCCTGTTACCCACCCGAACGGCCTGACGCGGTATTTCGGCGCGACGCCGATTCTCCCGAACATCCTGAACGCATTCAATAACGCGAACGGCACCAAGTTCAATGAAGATGAGCTTTGGGAACATCTGAAATCGTCCTACGCCGACAGTACCGACCCCAAGACCAACAAGCTCAGTCACTACATCTGGCAGCGGTACGCCTCTAGCGTATGGGACGACGTGCGGATTGATAACGTCCTGCCGTTCCGAGACAGCAAGGAAGAGGACGACGAAAAGCACGTTCATCCGCTCCAGCTTGATGTGATTGATCGGCTTGTGGAGCTTTACAGCAACCCCGGCGAAACCGTTCTGACACCGTTCATGGGCGTCGGCAGCGAGGTTTATAGCCCTGTCTCGCTTGGTCGCAAGGCTATCGGCGTTGAACTCAAGGACAGCTATTACAAGCAGGCCGTCATTAACCTGAGTCACGCGAACAGCCGATTCGACTCCGACGGCGTTTTTCAGGAGTCGCTATTCGCGGAGGCGGAAGAATGATCCCCTCGCTAGTGCAGCAGATCACCGCCGCATGCATACCGCGCCCCGCAGAGCGCCCGAGCCCGCGCAAGCTGCGCCAGGAAAACATCCTCATGCTGATGCTCGGTCGCAATGTCACCGCGCTCGATCTGTCGCGGCATCAGAAAAAGTCCCTGCGCATGATCGCGGATGACTTGCGCGAGCTGATCGATGCGGGCCATGTGCTCGCGTACAGCCCGACGGGCGAGCAGTACAGGGGCCGGATGTACACCCTGACGAAGCCCGGCATTGAGCGGGCGCGTCGATTGAAGGAGATGAGCGAATGACGCGCGACGAATACCTGATCCGGCAGCACGAGTTCCAGCCGCGCGGAATGCAACTTCCGCAATCGAAGCTCACACCGCTTGAAGTCGAGTCGATCCGATCGGCCGCGAAGCAGCGCGAGGCGCTGCGCAAGCACATCCGCGAGCGCCTGAGCAATGACGCCTTGGCGCGGGATTTGGGCGTGCATCGGCGCACGATCGAAAAGGTGCTGGCGCATGAGACATGGGGGCACGTATGAGCCTGTACGCACTACAGCAACATCAGCGCCAGCGGGAAGCGCAAAAGCGAAAGTCTGGCCGTCGGTCACACATGCTCGTCATGCGCGGCTTGCGGAACGACCAGCTAGAGCTGCGCGAGAGGGCGGCAGTGCAAGCCTTCGCGCTCGGCTACGCCACCACGGAGCATTACCACATCCTGGCCGACATGCACTCCGTGATGCTGCTCGCCGGCAGTACGGACGATTCCCGCAAATGGGCATGGACGTATTGCACCGAAGTGACCGGCCCCGCGCTGCAAAAGATCGCGCAACGGCATCAGCGCACCAAGGTGATGAGCGTCACGACGGGCGAGCGCAAGGTTTTTGGCGAGTTCATCACGCGCTACCGGGAATTTTGGATGCGGCAGCCGATGGAACTGTACGAGGCCGCGTGCCAAGCGCTGCAAGAGCATTACAACAAAATGAGTGAGGACGCAGCATGAAACGACTGCTGGTATTCGTCTTGATCTGGGTCGCAGCCAACTACGTGGCGGATTATGTGCTTGAACTAGGAGCCGATGGGTTGCGGATGGCCTGGGGCTACATCGCTGGCGCTGTCGGGCTTGCCGTGGCTGATGCGCTGGCAGCAAAGCGGTGGCTGCCATGATCCCCCAGAACACCGCCCCGCCATCCTGCCGCGCCTGCGGTCACGTCGTCCTCGTATCGATCACGCACGGCCAGCGCGTCGAGCGTTACGACCGCTGCGCGCACCCGAGCGGGCCGCATCCGATGCATGCACCGTGCGCGTGGCATCAGCAGAAGACACAAGGAATGATGAAATGAGCGACAAGATTGTGATGAGCGACAGCACTGAGGCGGCGCAATACCGGACCGATTTGAAGGGATGGGTTTCGCGCGACGGGTTCTACTTCGGCGATGGCCCGCAAGGCGAAAGAGCGGCCCGCTACTCCGGCTGCACCCATGTTCCGTGCGGCCGTTGCGGCGCACCAACACCGCGCGGATACACGCAGTGCCGCGACTGCCGCGAACTGACCTACATCGCAAAGTACGAGGCCATGCCTCGCGCCGCGTGGGACGGCAAAGCCATGATCTACTCGGAGTCCCGCGACCAGTATTACTGCACCCCGGACGATGCCGCCGAGGATCTGGAAGAAGATCAGACGCTGGCTGACCTGAGGCTGGTGATCTGCACGCCAAATTACGTGCGCCAAATCGAGGCGGACTACTTCTGCGACGAACTACCCGAGGACGGCGACGTTCCGGACGCGGTAGCAGACGCGATGGAGGCATTCAACAAGGCAGTGGCCGGCATCGTACTTTCGTGGTCGCCTGGAGGTACGGCGTTGGCGCTTGCAACCCCGAATGAGCCTACACCATGACCACCATCTACAAAACAATCGACCGCCTCTGCTTCCATATCGTGATGCTGTGGCCCGGCGCGTGGCCCGCCAATGCCGTTGCGGACTGGATGCTGTCGAGAGCTGGGCGGCACGCCTATGGAGCTCCGGAGAAAACATCATGACCACAATCCTCGAAAACGCAAACGGCGTGCGAATCACTGAAGGCGACAAGATGCAGGGTCATCATGTCGCCGTTGGCGCGCTCTGCTACTGCGGAGAGCACCTCATCGTCGCGCCCATGATCTATCAGGCCGACCACCGGAAAGGCGACCCCGTTATGGTCTGCGGAGATCACGGCGTGCATGCGTTCCGGTTTTTGGAGCTTGTGCAAGGGAAGCAGCCGGAGAAGGCGCCATGACCACCCTCTACAAGAAAGTCGGCAAGCGCTACAAGCCCGCCGCCGAGCACGAGGAATGGGACAGCTACCCCGCTGGCGCGCATCTCGTTATCTGCTCGCCGGGTAGCACGCTGCGCCGCTTCAGCATCGACCCCAACCGCGCGGGATTGCTTGCCGCTGCCGAGCCGCTGCGCGCGGAGATTCGTGCGCTCGTGGCCGAACTGCACCGCATGCGCCCGACGCGCCGGCCGGTGACGCTCGCGCAGCAGGCGGCGTGGCGCCGGTTTCAAAAAGCGATGGGCGAAGATGGGTATTGGGTCGAGTACGCGAGCGTCGGCGAGATTGCGGACGCCGTGGTTGATCTGATTGTGACGGAGGCAGGGAAATGAGCGCCATCGAAAACGCCGCCGCGATGCTGCGGCGCGAGGCTGAATCAATGAAGGAGTGCCACACAGTCGGCGTTGGCGGCGAGTGGTACGGCGAATCAGCAAAGGCTGAATACGACGAGATGATCGCGGCGGCGTATGCGGCGATTGCGGAGCGCGACGAACTGATGGCGGCACTCCAGCGCATTGCAGACGGGCAAGAGATGTCCGGCGTGTTCACCTTCGCGGATGTTGTGCTGCGGTATCAAGAGATCGCCCGCGCAGCAATCGCCCGCGCCACCGGAGAGCAGCCATGACTGACCGCGAACTCCTTGAGCTGGCTGCGAAGGCAGCCGGCTATGACTACCGTCCGCAAAACAGAGTCATTGTTACGGACGGCATCCCGAGCAACTGGGACCCGCTCACCGACGACGGCGACGCGCTGCGGCTGGCTGTTTATCTGTTTCGGGACATCCATTTTTGGTATTTTGACAATAGCGTAAGCGTCGGAAACGAGCAGCGAGTGGTGTGCGGCGATGACCCATGCGCAGATACCCGTCTCGCCATCGTCCGCGCAGCAGCAGAAATTGGAAAGAGCATGAAATGACCCCGCGCCGAAACCACCACCATCCTGCGCAAGACGCGCTGATGAAGTTTGACCCCGCGACCGGCGAAGAAATGCCGTACCCGAGCCACGCAACCCAATGGCGCAACTGGCACGGGATTGCTGCATGGCTTTTCGATCCGTGGACGGGGAGGCGGCGCAATGCACATGACGTTGGCAGCGACGTGCACGGGCTGCTGATTGCGCCTGCTGGTACACTCGGGATGGACATGGGCAGCGGTTGCGCGGAGGCCAAGACATGACCACAATTCTCGAAAACGCAAACGGCGTGCGAATCACGGAGGGAGACAAGATGCACGGCCACCACATCGCAGTCGGGGCGCTCTGTTGCTGCGGAGAGCACCTTATTGTTGCGCCCATGATCTATCAGGCCGACCACCGGAAAGGCGACCCCGTGATGGTCTGCCGGGACCACGGCGTGCATGCGTACCGCTTTTTGGATCTTGTGATGGGGCAGCAGCCGGAGACCAAGCCATGACCGACCACGCCCACGAACTACGCCGCTACGCCCGCAAGATCGCCCACCCAGCCGGAGACGTGCCCGCCGTGATGCTGGCGGCGGCGGACGAGATCGAGCGGCTGCAAAGCGTGATTGCGGGACTGCGCGCAGACTTTGAGACGGCACACGCACGGATGATGACGAGCGCAGCAGCCGAGCGCGAGGCGTGCGCGAAGGTATGCGACGAAATGAGCAGAAGCGACTATCTGCCGCATCAATGTGCCGCTGCAATCCGCGCACGAGGTGAGCGCGATGCCACTTGACCCGAACCACATTCACGCCGATACCCCGCACGCAAAGACCGTGCATATGCCCTCGCAGGGCTGGCGCTATGGCTGCTCAAGCGCACGCACAAGCGACGACAATCCGCGCGGCTGGACCACGAAGTACATCGCGCATCCGTGGAACGCGAACGCCGGCCGGCTGATCGCGACCGACTGGCTTCCGCGCTTGTGCTGCCACTCGGAGCGGGAGACTGATGCGGCCTGCGAGGGCTGTGCGAATCGAGGTGAGAAATGACCCGACCTCTTCCATCAAAAAAACACCCAAATCCACTGCTGTTTCTGGCTTCTCGCCTGTTGTGCGTCCAATACGAAACGCCCCTAATCATGCCGCAAAGCCCGCATGATTCATAGGGCGCTTCGGTAGTATTGGACAGGCTACGCCATGTAAGTCCCGGAAGCGTACAAGCCACCAGCGGCAGAGATGCTGATGGGCGTTAGCCCGCCTGCTGTCGTCTCATACACTAGCAGCGAGCCAGCGCCAGCCACCGCGACTACGCTGAGTTGCTTGCCTGCCGTACTTGCGAGGCTCTCTCCCAGGACAGTGCAGACGTGAATTAATGAGGGATTGGGGTATTTGGTCCATAGGTTGGAGTCTCTATGAGGTTGCTAAACGCCATCAACGCATGTGCGCCTCACTGTTAGTTTCTGCGAGTGTTCTTGCATTGCCCATCCTTGAGTCCTTTCGATGTTCTGAAAGACACGAGTGGGCCTACTGCGTTTTGCTAATTACAAAGTTGTTTAACCAACGCTAAGCCCTGTACGCAACGCGCGTAGTGCATGGTGCCATGTTTGCCAGTTGGGGGACGATTAAACGTCCGGCATTGATACGAACCGCCTACTAATCCCCTGCCCCGATGTTTGCCGCGCCGTCAAGGCGATCAGCCAACTCAACAAGTTCCCTAGTTACTTTCACAAATTTTGTCTGCCGAAACCGGCCAAACAAATATTCGTATTCCGCATCTTCAAGAACTAGCAAACCGGAAGCACTCTCGATTTTTTCGATGACGCGCAAGGCTTTACGTACCTCGCCAATGTCCAAGCCGCCGGGAGCGCTTTCGAGAATCGCAATAAGAATTTCCTGGTCTTGTTTATTGATCTGAATGTTTCGCATAGCTTCTCTCAGGTTATGGTGACAGTACGGACGACGCCGCCGATGACGATTTTTAGAGCAAAGCCATCAAACCAAATTTCCCCGTTGTTTGGCGCTGATGGTGTTGAACCAGCCACAAGTTGGAGATGGGATAGGGCGGACGTGCTTGAGTTGATCTGCAATCGGGTTTGTGCGGTTGGGGCAATAGCCAAGCCGACACCCACGCCCTTTTCGTTCACCGTCAGGTTTTGAACCCCGCCGACCACCCATCCAAACCTATTATTTTCCCGATCAAATACGGAGTAATCATTGGGGTCATACACGATTATTGTCCCCACATTTCCAGAGGCAGACTGCGGCATGGAGATAGCAGCGTCGGTAACAACTGCGCCGCCCATTTCGATTGCACGTTTATAGTGCCCCGAGTAACCCTCCGCAGTGGACGACAGCAGTTCAACGCCTGCCGTTGCCCTTCTGCCGACATTAGACACAAAAACCCCGCGCACCTTGTGCGTAGCATCCTCATCAGCGAACTGTGCCCGAATTATCGGCTGGATAGCCGCCATGCTAAGGCTTTGCTCTACGCCGCCCGCTGCACCACTGGCCGGGTTCTGTACGGAAAACTCGTTGGACGCAATACCAGAGCCATACTGAACTGCGGCTGCGGTGATGCCGGAACAACCCCTGTCGTCCCATTGAATGTTGCCAATGGCGTAAAACTCCCCGCCTACCAAGTCTTTATACTGAGGCTGATAATTGCCCGAAACGTAAGCGCCTTGCACGTAGGAGCGCACCCCGTAAGTGCACTTTTGTCCAACAGCGGTGTAATTGGTAGTGTCGTTATCAACGGTATTCAGAAAAAGCAGGTCACGGAATCCGCCGCCTGCGATTGCAGATTGGTTCTCACGAACTTGGTAAACCAGAACCTTTCCAGCCTTACAGTCGTAATCCGCAAAGAATCCGCCCCTAGTCCCGTTCAAATCCAGCACGTTGTCGGAGTCGCCTCCTTGGTCGTATTCCCAAAGAATGTTTTTGCCGGCCGCCGAGATGGGAGCGGTTGTTCCTCCGTTCGGGACATGGAGCAAACCACTTGTCGTGATATTGTCCACAGCGGCAGCAGCAGATGAGTAATCACTAACGCTCACAAACTCCCGCATCTTGTCCTGTGCCGTGCGCACGACAGCGCCAGCGCCGGCCTGCTGGAAATCGACAATCGACGCATCCGCCGCCATCGAAAGCCACGACGAGCCGTTCCAGACGCGCACCGCGCCGACGCTCGTATTCCAGTAGAGCGCGCCGGTCAAAATCGGATTGCCGTCGTTGTCTGTGGCGGGGTCGCTCGCCTTGCTGCCGAGATACTTGTCATCGAACGAGTCGAAAGCGATCTCCGCGTTACTCGCAGCAGCAGCAGCAGCTACGGCGGCCGCAGCCGCCTCGCTGGCTTTCGTGCTGGCCGTGGTTGCATGTCCTTGCGCCTCTGCGGCCTTATTGGTTGCAATCGTGGCGTGAGACGATGCGCTCGCCTCTTTAGCGTTGACATCCGACTGGAGCGCGTTTGCCTCAGTCACAAAACCAGGGAGCGCGCCGAGTAGCGCATCAGCGCGATCGCTGAAGTCTTGCGGGGAGTCGCTTCGCGACGGCGGAGTCGGAAGAGCAGAGATAGGCATCAGATAAGTCCTTCGATTTCGATTGAGCACTCAGCGTGCCGGGGGGATGAAATCACGACGGAGAAGTCGCGATAAAACCCGTAGATGATTGTTGAGTCCAGGCGATCAGAGCCGATGAATACAGCCGGCTTTGCGCGGATCGCGGCCATTCGTGCTTGGAACGCATCGATCTCGCGATGCGTGAGGATGATCCCCCACCGCGCACGCTTGGCAAATGCTCGTTCAACGATCAGGAAGTTGCCGAACTGGTCGCGCTCTTTGCGGCTGTAGTCCTGGATTCCGGTGGTTGCGCCGGTCAAAATAGACGGACGAATTCCCCACTGGCGAACCATGCCGACCACAAGCGAGCCAAGCGAAACGGTCTCTCCGGATTCTTTGCGGACAGTGATCGAGATGGAGGCGTTCGGATAGAGCGGGAGGTTCGTGGCCGTAAAAACCGTCCGTGCCGTGATCGGGTCAGTGAAATAGGCGTACCAGTCCGACGAGATGATCGTGCTCGACAATCGGATGGTGCGCGAATAGACGACGCCTGCCAGCGGGTCCGTCATCACGATGTCCGCATAGGCCGCATCGACATTGACGAGTGCAACCGCATTTGCCGACCCTGGCGTGATCACGACTGTCATCGACGTTGTTGCCGTGCTCTGCGTGCCGACCTTGGCGTCAAACATCTTCCAACGATTCGTCGCGCCGACGTTGAGCCAGTCAAGCGGATTTTGATCGGGCTGTTTGTTTGTGTTGCTGGTCAGTGCCTCATAGATCACATGCCCGTAGATACGGCGATCCCCGATGGCGTAGGTCGTGACGCCATCCCACACAGGGTAGTCATCTTCATCAATCGTGCTAGACGTGAGATTCGCGTCGGTGACTGTGATCGGCTCGATTACCTTCATGCTGCGACCTCTGTAAGCATTGCGTCGCCGCCGCGCGTCACACGATCCAGAATGCGCTGCGTCGTGTGAGTGTTCCGGGCCGTCGATTCAGCAGACGCACGAAGCTCGATCACTTCCGCACGGAGCGCCTGCAATTCGGTGACGAGCGTTTCGGATGTGACAAAGCCGATGGATGCACTCGTGCTTTGATTGGTGTCGCTGGATTGCGCGATGACAACGCCGGCCTGCTGCTGCGCGAGCGGAACCGACGATGCGAACGTCTGCGACTGCGGGGCCGTGGCAGGATTGCCCGCCATGACGTTTTGCAGCGCAATAATCGCGTCACGAACACTCAGCACGGAGTCGTCAATATCGATCAGCGCGCCGACTTGTGCCGTCAGTGCATCAAGCTGTGCCTGAGCAATGGCCGACTGCCGATCAGCGACATCAATCGATCCGCCCACAGCCGCCTGCACCTGAGCCAGCGCTCGCGCGTAATCCTCTGCCGACGATGCCGAGATGCGCACCGTCTCCAGGTATTCCGTCGAGACAGATGCCAGCGACTCCATTGCCGCCACATCGCCGAGCTGGGCACGCGTCGAAACGTCGCGGAACTGCTGCGCCGCAAGCGTGGCGCGAGTTTGCTCGTCGAGCGATTGCGCGTTGAGCGAGTCACGGAAGCCCTTCAGCGACACCGAGAGCGACACGAATTGATCGATGACGCCAGACAGCCGGCCGGCCTCGCCGGAATAGGCGCGCTCAAGCGCCGTCTGAGCCTCGCGGATTGATAGCTCCTGCTGCCGCTGAGCCTCATCCCACAGGGCTTTAGCCTGGAGCAGCGACACGGCCAGATTGCGCCCCGCCTCCGTCGTCAGGTCTTGCGAGCGGACGATCTGCTCGTAGGCTTCCGCTGTCTGCGGGATCGTCACGCCGAGCGATGCGAATGCCGCAGCGAGCCGTTCAGCAGGCGAGTCGAACGCTTCCGAGATGCCCGCACGAATCGCATTCTCAACGGCAATCATCCTCGCATACGCTGCCGCCAGCGTTTCGCCGGCCTGCTGCATGATGTTCGCGCGCTCGATCTCCGCCGCGCTTATGCCCTGCACCAGTAGATCAAGGACATCCATCTGCTCTTGTGCGTCGCGCGCCGCACCCTGCGCGTCTGTGCGGAGCTGCCGCCAGGCGTTGATCGTGGCCTGCGGCAGCGTGCCCTCATCAACGAGGTCATTCAGGATGCGCTTGAATGCATCCTCGCCGACCGCGCCGAAGTTGTAGCCGGTTCCGCCATTGCCGCGCGGCGCAGTCGGCGTGCGCAGCCCGCCCGCCAGATCAACGCGGAAACCGTCGCGCTGCCCGGTAATCACCGTAAGCGCCCGATTGATGCCGGCGTCTGCTGCGAAGCCGGACAGAAACTGTGCAAGTTGCGCCGTCTGGTCGCGCGCCTGCTGGCCGGGGTCTTTCTTGCCGGTCATTGAGCCGACATTCGACAGCGCACCAGTCAGCGGGTTGATCGTCGCCCATGCACTCTTATCGGAAGGCTTTTTGTCGAACGCTCCGAACAGCGATGCGAGCGCCAGCGCACCGCCAATCCAAGGCAGCGCAGCCCCAGCGATCATCCCCGCGCCAGCCGCCCCGCCGCCTGCCGTTCCGAACAGCGAAGCGCCGGCAGAGAGCGATCCGAGCGTGCCCGCGCCGCTGGCAAGCGACGTGCCAAAGCCCGTCAGGAACCCGCCCGCAAGCGTGCCTGTGCCCAATGCGCTGCCAGCCCATAGTGCAGCGCTGCCGAGCGCGCTGCCGGGGATCAGCGACGTAGGATTGAGGCCGAATCCGCCGCCGCCCTGCGCCTGCCCACCGAAGCCCATCGCCCCGGCGATCTGGCCGGCAATGGGCGCAACGATGGCCTGCACAATCGGGCGCAGTACCATCGATCGGAACAGCCCTTCGATGTACTCCGCGCCAGACCTCCCGCCTTCCATCAGCGCACCGATCAGCGCGTCCTCGATGGCGTTCGCCGTGCGCTCCCATTCCTGCGCGGCTTTCTCTGCGGCCTTTCGGTTCGCGTCTGCGACTTCGATGCCTGCTGTTGCCGATGCAATGCGCTTGCGGGCTTCGATCTCACGATCAACGTTGCGCAGATACTCGTCTGTCGCGCCGTTCGCCGCCGCCATCGCGCGCACTTCTTCGAGCCGCGCAATCGTCGTGCGCTCAATCTCTGCTTTCGTCAGCCCGTAGTTCGCAAGCTCGGTTTCGAGCGCCAGCGCGCGATCCTCCAGCGCACCGACAGTCGAGGCGAGCGCCTTGCCATAGCCCTCGGCGTCCTTAGCCGCCTGCTTCATCGCGGGCTGCTGCGCGAGCAAAGCGGCCTGTGCGTTCGTCAGGTCTTGCAGGCTGATCGCGCCGGCCTTGTAAGCCTGGCCGAGCGCTTCCCACTTCTTGAAGAAGTCGGCGGACAGCCCCGAGCTTTGCCCGAGCAGCGACGCGACAAGATCGCGCGCAGCCTCTGCCATGCGCTGCGTCTCGTCGGCGTAGGCTTTCGACGCCTTCGCGGCCTCGTCGGCTTCCTTCTTCGTGCGGACGTGGCCCTTGGCCATGCGCTCTAGGGCTTCAGAGAGCGCGCTAGAGGCCGCGTAAGCGTCCTTCTCGCCGTTGGCTAGGTCACGCATTGCCGTGGCGAGCGCGACGGCATCCTTGTTCCCGGAGAGCAGTTGCGTACCGAATCGCGTGAATGCCGAGCCTACGTCCTCGGTGCCGTCGCGCAGCCCCTTGAGGACTGGTGCAAGTCGCTCCGCAACGTCCAGCGTAACGCCAAGGTCATCAGCAACGCGACTCGCTGCCGTGCCGCCGCCAGACAGCTTGTCCAGAAAGCTGAAATCGCCGATGCCGGAAAGCGACTCGGAGAACGCCTTCTGTGAGACAAGCCGCTGTGTCTCGATGAATGCCCGCTGGAAGTTGAGTTGTTCAATCGTCGCTGCGCGCGCGGCGGCGCTCGCCGAGTTGAACTCTTCGTACAGCCCCTCCATGTCGAACGTGCGCACCGTGCGCCCGACTTGGCTAATAGCGTCGTCCATGCCGGACATCGCATCTTTGAGCGATTCGGCCTCGTTCGCGGAATCTCCGAACAGGTTGATCATGTTCGGCAGCAGCGCAGCCACGACGCCGATGCCGGCACCAAGCGCGCCAAACCCGCCGAGCAGCTGCGGCAAGTTCATGGACAGCGCCATAGCGGCAGACGTGCCGCCGTTGGTCTGCACGATAAAGTCTTGCAGCTGGTACGAAAGGTTTTGCATGCCGCCGCGCATTCCCGCGCTCGCGCCGGTAACGTGCGTCTGCGCCCGCTCCAGTTCGCGCAGGTTTGCCAGCAGCGGCTCGAACTTCGCCCTGTCCAATCCCTGCGTATCAATACGCAATTCCAGCCGCTGCGATGCCGTCTTGCCAAGGTTTTGCAGCTCGGTCGTGGCCCGTTTGATACTGGAGACAATCCGGCCTTCTGCGCGCGTGAATTCGTCCGCGCTGCGATTCGCGCCCGTGCCTATCTGATCGACAGCCTGCCCGGCTTGCGCGGAGGTCTGCGTGACCTTCTGCGCCATTTGCTCGGACTTCTGCCCGACGCGATCAAAGGCGCGCTCTGCGCCCTCGCTCGACATCTCGACGACGCCTTGGATTTTTAGGTCATTCGCCATTGCAAACCCGCAAATAAAAAAGCCCGCATATAGCGGGCTTGTTTTGTTGATTCTTTAAATTGTGCAGCCTTCGTGCAAAATACGCTTGGCTTCTAAATATCTTGCGTGCGCTTCCTCTGCTGAGGAAAAGTACCCTAAATGCTTCAGCCTTCCGCAATGCCTAATGTGTGACTTCCATTTCGTGTGGTACTCACACCAGTGCGCGCCAAGAAGGCCGCTAGACTTGTTGTCTGATCTTGCGGATCTTAAGTTTTCTCTGTTTAGCCTGTCTGTTGCGACGCGCAAATTAGAAAACCTATTGTCCATTCCGTTGCCGTTTATATGGTCTATATACATTCTCGGCCACTCTCCGGTCATGTATAGCCATGCTAGCCTATGAGCTAAATACTTTCGGCCATTCAGCCATATAACTGAATATCTTGCGCCTGCCGATCCTGCAACGTCTCCAGCTTTTGCGTTGCTCGCCCTAATTTTCCTTGTGAAAATTCCTGTCGATGGATCGTAGCAAAGCGCTTCCCTTAGTTTTTCTGCCGTTAGCGCGGACTGCTTCTCAAGTCTGACGCTCAAGCGTCTATGATTTAGACCTGCTTCATTGATCATGGCTTTCTCCTAGAAATATGCCATAAACCCCATCCGCCAAGATGGGTGGGCGGGCTGCTAAGGGTTGGCGGACCGGCATCTAGGAACCGGCAGAGACAAGCTCTCCCACGCAGTCCGCCCGTTGAGCGCGCATGCATATGGACATAAAAATACCGCCATTGCGGCGGG